GTTTGGTCACGCATAAAAAGCTGGGGTAGCTATCAAATAGCTGAGCTTGTGATGATCGCTGGGCAAGGCGACATGCCTCGCCCCGAACTGTCAGGTATTTTTCTTGGTAACAATGCATTAAACAGCGTCTACGAAGAGTTTTTTGATTTTTATTGGAATGGCGGCTACGAAGCATTGGCAGCTGGCTCTCGGTTGCGTGGGCAAAATTTACGATACGGCGAGCTATCGGCAGGTATCGGCTTAGCACCAGGCAATGATGCTTTTACTGCTCCAACGCTTTCGGCAACCAATCAACCAGCCTTTAGTGGGGCATTAACACCAACCAACCAAACTACATTTGGCGTTTACCGTGGCATTCCTAATGGGACACCATTTCGGCCAAATTGGGAAATTGTGTCAATTTTAGATGGTGATTATATGACAGCTGAACAGCGATCAGAGCAACGACACATATACAAAAAATATGTTGATCCTTATCTAAAGAAAAAACACCCCCAAGGCCGGTGGGGGATGCCAGGTACAGGGCGAAATTATGCACGTCGTGTCGGAATTGTACAGCTAAACGATCAAGGGGTTGAAGAAAACCGCCAAAGCGATAAGTATGGAAATTTTTGGACAAACTTTTCTAATGAGTTAGAAGTAAACAAAGGCGACGAAATTATTGTTTCCATCGGCAAAAATCGTCAAGATACAATACCGTTTCAATTTGAAGATGAAGATGACAAGGCGGATTTAGAGCCGCTGAGATTAGATGACATTCGTAGTGCAGTTGAAGATGAAATGCGTCGATATGACGGGCAGTTTTCCTTAGGCGCAAAATTCATGATCGGACATAGCACTTGGCAAGTTATTGATCGTCCAGCAGATCCATACGATCCAAATTTACACAGTAACGACGGATACAGAGTGCGTTTGAAATGCTTGGAAGCTTGGACTAATTTCAATCGCGTAATTGGTGTCGTAGCAAAAGATTTTATAGATAAAACTAGCGCAATTCCATATGCAGATTTAGACGAAACTTTCTATCCGATATGCGAGTATGACATGGCAACGGTTTTGAACAATCGGCCGTGCGATGTGACCGAAATCGGCATTAAATCGCAAGTATGGACGCGCTTTAATGGCTTGACTAATTTCAATACAATTCCCGCACCGTTCTTTCTGAACAGGTACAACAAAAAAGGGATTAACGTCCGAGCTGGCACAATAAACAGCTACGCACGTCGTACATCATTCTTTTTCTTGGATGTTCGTAATTCAAATAATGAGCCATGGCGTGATTACAACCGTAACGATGGCTGGGTTGCAGTTGGTCCATATGCTTTTGCTGTAACAGGCAGTTCACCGCAAGATATATATTCATTTATACGCATTACACATCCTGTGCGGTCTCAGCTTGAATTTCGTTTCAGACCGATTACTAGCGCAATTTTTGGGCAACGCGCTGATCCAAATTTGGTAGTTTTTGAATTAGACGGCGGACGCCCTGGACTTTATACTTGGGAAACAACTAATTATGTTGGTACATTCCGTGTGATGGCACGTGGCAGGCAGCGCACTGCACGCGATCTATATACGCATTCGGAAATGACGCCAGTGCCCGAGGCGATTGGCGATGTCACCTACGGCGAATGGCAATCTACTGGCAAAGTCGAATCAGCAGTTTTGCGTCGCATTGTTTATGCAGACAACGTAAACACTGAAGTCACAGACAAACAAGAGGGCAGCGCGTTAACAATTGCAACTTACGCAAAATACGGTTCACCCGGACGCGATCCTTATTTCAATAATCTCCCGGATGGAACTACAGAATCCATAACCGGCTGGAACTCTATCCGCCAGGGCAAAGATGTCTACATGACACTAAACATTAAATCTTATTCACGTGGATATGCAGACACACCTAGAAACAAATGGTGGAACCATGAATCTGTCACGGTGACATCTTCAACCAATAACTGGCAAGACGGCGATACGTTTTATAAAAGCGTGAGGTTGTTAAGCGGCACGCAAATCTTTTTTGAATACGAAGTAACCACACGCAGGGAATATGTGCAGCTTGACCAACCGCGTTCAACTGCTCGTTTATTTGAAGCCTATAGTGCTATTGCTGAAGTGTCGCATTACGGCAATCTAATCACTAGAAGCTGCGACAATGGCCCAGAGCATGAGGTTGTATATGTTAATGAATGTTTGTCTGAAGAGCCAGCACCACAATATGACAACTGCGCAGTTGCTGGCCTAAAAATTCGCAGCGGCAATATGTTTGGCCAGTTGGATCAAGTTCGATTTTGCATTAAAAACGGCATTGAAGTTGAACGCTTGGTTGATGGTGATCGAGGATCCAGTAATTTGCTAACTGACTTGCTTTGGTATTTATGCACAGATACTGATACGGGTGCTGGTGCAATTATTAACTCTGCCTTGATTGACCGCGAAGCGCTGGTAGCTACTGGTAGATTCTTACGTGCTAATCAATTATTTTTTGATGACGTAATTGCGCAACCTACCAATATCAGATCATGGTTATCGGAAAAAGCCCCATCCATGATTTGTTATTTAACGCTAAAAAATGGACGCATTGCTATTGAGCCTGCTGTTCCATATGACCCTAATAGCTACAAGATTGATGGTGAGCGCCCGGTAGAAATTAGCGCAATGTTTACCGAAGGCAACATTATCGAAGGATCATTTACGCTTGAGTGGCTTGAGCTGGAAGATCGTAAAGATTTCCAAGCTGCTGCGCGGTATCGCCGCCAAGGAAATAATCGCTTACCTGGCGAAGAAACAGTAGTCGTGCGTTATGCAAACACAGAATCAGCTAATTATCCGATTGAGGAATTTGATTTTCCGCATGTTTCTCATATGGGTCACGCGATTAAAGCTGCCCGGTATTTCTTGGCAGTACGCAAATACGTGACGCATACAGTAACCTTTCAATCCCTGCCTTGGGGCATGAGCTTGGCACCGGGGCAATATATCCGAGTAGCTACTGAGTCAAGCCCATACAATCCAATCAATAACGGAATCGTCAAACCAGACGGAACAATTGTTTCTGCTTCTGTTTTAAGCGATGGTGCTTATGACGTTTATTTCTGGGAGCGCGATCAGCAAGAAGTGACAAGCGGAACGCTTCAAATAAACAATGGCATTGCCGTCAATTTAAAAAATTGCGTTTTTTCTGTTATCAATACAAATGCAACTAATCAAGTGTATCAAATTGAAGCATTGGATGTTGACGAAAACGGTATCGTCACGATAAAAGCTAGCAGTTTTCCCGTTGATAGCTCGAATCGCAGCCTGATCGCAAGAGACGTTTTAGACTTAGATGAATCGTTCGAGGCGATTGGAGCTGCTGGCTAATGGCTTATCCCGCATACGCCCCAACGGGTCGCAGCTTTAGCGCCGGTGATTATCCATACAAAACGTTTCAATCACAAAGCGGCAAGGAAGTACGCATTCTATACGGCGATAAACGCACTGGCATGACCTTGGATCTGTCATATGACAACATTTCCGATGCGCAAGCTGACGATTTTGTAACGCACTACGACGAAACCAAGGGCGGCTTTAGTAGCTTTACGCTGCCGGCTGCATTCCGCACTGGTTGGAGCGGCAATGCCTCTGCGATTGACGCAGCAACTGGCAATCAATGGAGATACGAGCAGCCGCCTGCGATAACGTCAGTGCGCCCTGGCATCAGTAGCGTTACAGTGAGATTGATAGGTGTTCTCTAATGGCTAAGGTCTATACCGGCAGAGACGGTCGCTTGCTGATCGTCGGCACCGAACAGATCAAGGTGAGCAGCTGGACCTTGACTGGTAATCTCGAAACGCTTGAAACGACAACTCTTGGCGATTCTCAACGCAGCTATACGCCGGGTGTACAGGAATTTAGCGGCAGCGCCAGTCTGCTGTACTACAACGACGATGCTGATCGCAATGATGCCGCAACCGCACTGAAAAAAGTGCTGAAGGTTGCTGGTATTAGTGACAGCGACACAGTAACGATGACGTTACGCCTTGTTGAAGGCAATGCCAACCACGACGTACAACTAACTGCTTATATTACCAGCGTCAGTTTTGGCGCAGCTGTTGGTGAGGTTAGCCGCGCTGATATTTCGTTCCAAGGCACTGGGGCATTGACTGCGGTGACGATCTAATGGGTATTTATTTAGGCCAGATCGGGCAGATTGAGCTAAGCCGTAAATCCGGCGAAAGCTATAAGGAGTCTGTTGTTAATCCGAGCGATGTTAATGATTTGCGCAATCGTTTCAGCTTTGATTTTGATGAGGGCTCACTGATTACCGGTGACCTACTGGAAATCACTAGCACCGATGGCACAGATTTAGATTTTATTGACGCAAGTGGCTGGGCAGACAATACCGTTTACCCCAGCGGCAACTGGTACGTTTTCGTTGATGAGCTAGGTGGCATCAAGCTTTACACCTCATTTGCCGCAAGCTTGGATGGTGGCACTACTGGCCTTGTTTCGCTTGCCGCCATTGCCCGTGATATTCCGATTCGCGTCTTAGTGCGTGATCGTGATTCGCGTATTGTTGGCGAAATTACCGAATACGAACTAAATACAAACCGTGAAACAGTTGACGTTTCTGTACTTGGCGATGAATACCGTCAACAATATAGCAGCCTTATCAGCGGCAGCGGGCGCTTGACTGCTCACTGGGATTATACAAATAACAAAGAATACGAATCAGTTAACTATTTAATGCAGCTGATATTGCGTACTGAAGTGGGCTCTAGTTTTCACGGTAAATTTTACATCAAAGCTGAAAACACCGTTGCGCAAACCGGAGCATTTGACGCGGGACAAATTAACGATTCCCTGTGGTGGGAGTTTGATGCTTTAGTCACTTCTGCCGCCATCAGCTTTACGCCGGACAGCATCATTCAAGGCATCATTGATTTTGTGTCCACAGGGCCAGTTAAGCTTCGCGCCAGCACGCAGGATCAACGGCGTCTACTGCAGGAAAATGACGGCAAACTGGAACTTGAGCAGGATCCAAGCTCTTACCTGCTACTGGAAGAGTCAGAGTAAGAGCTAGACTTCAGTTATCTGTAAAAGCCACGCGAGCACTGGGGCATGGCCGACCTAAGGATCAGCGAACTTGCCGCACTTGCCGGTGGCGATTTAGCAGCGGGTGACTTGCTGGCAGTTGTCGATAACAGCGCCAGTGAAACCAAAAAGATTACAGTGACCGATCTGGTGGGTAATGCCACCACATTGATCGCTGATGCCACGATACCGGGAGCCAAAATCCTTTTTGGTAGTCAACAGATCGCTGGTGCAGCGCTGGTTAATTCGTCTATCACATCAACGCAGCTTGCTAACGATGCGGTAACTGCATCCAAGATTGGCGATGAAGCCACAGTTGATCTGGTGACGGTGCTGCCGTTGACCGGTGCCTTTGTCGGTCAGCTTGCGCTAGATACTGACGACAGCAAAGTTTATTGCTGGAACGGATCTAGCTGGGTCAGCTTTAAGGCAGCCGGATCAGTCAACAGTGTTATTGGTGATAGTGGCAGCATCGTCAATATCACGGTTAGTACATCAGGCGATGAAGTCACAATCAGCACCACGCTTGATGACACCAGCGCGGCAGCACAATTTCTAGCTGGCCCTAGCGGCACAGCTGGCGCTGTTGCTTACCGCACAATTGCAGCGGCAGATTTGCCGACAGCAACAACAAGTGCCAAAGGTGCCGTTCAAGTCAATGGCGGCGGCTTGACGCTTAGCACTGACACAATTCAAATTGACAACAGCGTTACTGCTAATACAAGTGAGCATCACGTTGTTCAGTACAACGCACAAGGTCTTGTTACTGCTGGCAGGTTAATTCAAGCCAGTGATTTACCTGTTGCAGCGGATGGTGTGATTGGCGCAATTGCGCCTGGCAGTGGGCTTGAGGTTGACGAAACAGGTACATTAGATCACAGTAATTCTGCGACAACAGGTACTTACACCAAAGTCACCATTGACGCGCAAGGCCATGTAACAACTGGCGCATCTCTTGTTGCTGCAGATGTGCCTGATCTTGACGCAAGCAAGATCACAACCGGCGAATTTGATATTGATCGTTTTTCCAATAGTTCAATCACAGGCGCCAAGCTTGCTGATTCTGCTACTGTTCAATTTGGCGGTTCTGGTTCTACGGCAGGTGTTGTTACCTTCCCAACTGCTGAATTCAAGGGGCAGTATTTCTGGGACGAACTAAACGGCGATCTTTATATTTGGTCTGGCAGTGCATGGCTGCCGGTCACAATTACCAGTGGTGAGCTGATTTTTGCTGGCACTTACGATGCCAGCGCTAACCAAGTTGATTCAACTACTGCGGCAGGTTCAGCATTGGGCCTTGTTGTTGGATCTGCATTGCCGGCAGCATCCGACACAAACAACCGATATTACTTAGTTGTCAGCGCTTCCGGTACAGGATCAGGTAATGCACCGCCAGAAGCATTAGCGCCACCGGACATGATCTTGTCTAATGGCACCAGCTGGGAACTTATTGACGTTTCTGGTGCAATTGCTGGTCAAACTGCAACCAATATCAGCTTTACGCCTTATGGCGACATTGCATCAACCAACGTTCAGGCTGCACTGCAGGAACTAGATGATGAAAAAATTGGCACGACATTAGCATCTGCCCGAATTTATGTTGGTAATGGCAGCAATGAAGCTACTGCAGTTACGGTAACTGGTGACGTGGCAATCAGTAATGCTGGCGTCACAAGTATTGCATCTGGAGCAGTTGTTAACGCTGATATCAACGCATCAGCAGCAATTGATTACAGCAAGCTTGCGGCGTTAACTTCCGGCAACATTATTGTTGGTAGCGCATCAAATGTGGCAACATCACGCGCCATCACAGGTGATGTAACCATCAGCAATACGGGCGTTACTAGCATCGCCTCAGGCGTAATTGTTGACGCGGACATTAGCGGCTCTGCTGCAATTAGTGGTGCCAAGATTGTTGCTGGTAGCACCAGTGTTGTTGGTGTTGTTCAGTTAACGGATTCCACCAGCAGCACTAGCACCACGACGGCTGCAACACCTAATGCGGTGAAGTCAGCATATGACCTAGCTGCTGCAGCACTGCCTAAATCTGGCGGCACGATGACTGGCGCGATCACGTTCGCTGCTGGTCAGACGATTACTGGCTATGGCTTGCTGGATGGTGCGCAGACATGGACGAAGGGCCAGCGTGGTGAGATTACGGCGCTGACAAGTGCGGCAACGATTACACCTGATTTTGCTGATAGCAATAACTTTAGCGTTACGCTGGACACCAACGCCACATTGGCTAACCCAAGCAACATTGTTGCCGGTCAGTCGGGTTGCATCTGGATTACGCAGGATGGCACTGGTAGCCGAACACTGGCGTATGGAGCAGATTGGGAGTTTACTGGTGGGACAGCACCTACGCTGAGCACTGCTGCTGGTGCGGTTGACTGCTTGGTATATGCCGTGCAGTCTGCGACCAAGATCACTGCCACCCTGATCACTAACCTGAGCTGATGATTCCCGGAAGCGCCAATCCCCTGTTGCTTGCTACTGCTGCCGGAGCTGCTGGCGGCTACGCCATTGAAAGAAGCCTGCGGTTCAACAGTAGTGACAGTGCCTACCTTGGGCGCACGCCAGCATCTGCTGGAAATAGGAAGACGTGGACGTTATCTCTTTGGGCAAAAAGATCAAAGCTAGGAGGGAGTTATCAAGTATTAATCAGTAATACCGACTCTAGTGCCATTAACGGACTGTATTGCGATTTTACATCTGATTACTTTCAGCTTGCCGAGTATGGAGCCTCTTCTTTTAACTGGAACTTGCAATCAGCGGCTGTTTACAGGGATACGTCAGCTTGGTATCACATAGTATGTGCTGTAGATACGACACAAGCGACTGCCTCAGACAGGGTAAAGATCTGGATAAATGGAGAGAGGATTACTTCGTTTTACCCTGGTATTGAGATATACCCAACATTAAACTACGATACTCTTTTTAACACCACGGCTCTTACCGCAATCGGCAGGTTTGGCTCATATTCGACTCAGTATTATTACGACGGCTACCTCGCCAACGTTCACTTCATCGACGGCCAAGCCCTGGACCCCACCAGCTTCGGTGCGTTAGACGCCAACGGCATCTGGCAACCGAAGGCATACACCGGCACCTATGGCACCAACGGTTTCCACATCCCCTTCTCCGATAACAGCACCGCCGCCGCATTAGGGACGGACACTAGTGGGAATGGGAATGATTGGACGCCGGTCAATCTGGTCGCGTCGAGCAACTCTTATATTGCGGACACTTCCATGCAGGTCAATGGAAGC